AAGCAGACCAAAATCAAATCTTACAATATGTAAAAGACAATCCATTAAAAGTTACAGCAGGAACCTCAATAGGTTTTGCTGCACAAGAAGTACCAGGAGCTTACAAAGCTGCAAGAAATTTAGGTAGAGGTAAAGTTAGATCTACACTTGGAATCAGCGGCGCGATAAGACCTATCCTTACAACTTTTGGAACACCATTGATGACAGGTTTATACGAAGGAGCGATCGGCGCTAAACGATTAGATGAAGGCGAAACAATGACAGATATTTTAACAGATCCGGTTGGACCAGCATTAGGTTTAACTTTAATGGAACCTTTATCAAAACTTTCTGGTGTTGTAAGAGATGCACCTAAAAGAACAATGTTAGAAGGTGCAAAAAATTATTTTAATTTAAGCAACGTAGGTAAAGCAAGACCAGGAATTACAGGACAAATTTTAAGAATGGGTTTAAGTCCTAAAATGATTGCAGGAGCATCTAGATTTTTAGGATTACCAGGACTAGCACTAGGATTAGGAATGTCAGGCTATGACGCTTATAAAAACTATCAAAACCAAGAAGGTATGATATACAACTTATTTAACAAAGATGAATAGACGAGCTTTTATAAAAGGATTAATTGCTTTAGCAAGTGCACCCGCTATCGGTAAATACGTAAACGTATTTAAAACTGAAGGTGCTCGTAAAGGTATTGAAAACGTGGCTAGTCAAGGTGTAGATTTTTTTAATTCTGTAATTAAAAAAGTTATGGATGAAGGAACTTTAGTTAATGAGTCAGATAGAATTCAAACTTTTAAACATCCAGACAGACCTGATATTAACGTTGAAGTAGATTTAGGTAGCGGAAGTAGTTCTGTATATTTTGATACAGACCAAGGTACAAAAGCTGGGGCAGAAATTGTAAAAGATATAGAAGTGGGTCCAAACTATAGTGAACTTTTAGAGAATGAAGAAGTATATAAAACAGGAACAGGTGGAGAAGTTTATAAAGATGTAGAAGAACAAATTACAGGCGGTATCACAAATCTTGAAGAATTTTTAAAACGTAAAAAAGGTTTTGCAGCAGGTGGTAGAGTTGGAATGTTTAGAGGTGGTATACCAAAAAGTTTACAAGCAGCACTGCGTGCTATTATGAATAAGTACGGCGATGATGCAATTACAACTGCAGACAAAGCTCCACAACCAGAAAAAACTATACAAGAACAGATTATGGATTTTAATGTTAGAAATCCCGCAGGCGATATTTTTACTGATGAAGTAAAAATTAAAGAAGCTGTCGATGATATATTTCCAACAGGTGATTATAAAATGGATGCACAAATGGCAGCTGAATCTTTTGTAGAAAACAATCCTCAAGCATTTAACGATATGCTTTTTGATGATTTAGATCAAAGAACTCAAATGAAAATTTATGATTTAGTATTAACAGAGATTCAAAGCAATATGGCTAAAATGAGAGAATTAAAAAAATTAACTAAACCAGAAAAAACTTTAAGTGCTATGAAAGCTGGAAAAGGAATTGATATGTCTGATCCAGATATCGCAGCAGAGTTTACAAGATTTATGCAAGAGTCTGATCCATCGGGATTTAAGGATGTAGAAGAAAAAGTAGAGTTAATAAACTTTAATCCCAAAGGCAGAAAAAAGAATGCTGACGGCGGATCTGTAGATGGAGATGTTAGTTTGACAGTAATCAAAATACCTGATATCAGCGAGTCAGGTGTTGAATCATTATTTAAAAGAAGGTAGAATAGCCAAATGGCCACTATAGACAAACCATTACCAAATGTAGACAACGACAAAGCTCAAGAAGAGATTGTTGAGATTGAAAACAAAAAAGCAGCAGAAGTTATTGATACTCCAACAGGACCTGTAGAAGTAGCAATGGACGAAATGGGCGGAGCAGAAGTTTCTTTTGATCCTAACGCTGTTAACATAGATCCTACACAAGATCATTTTGCAAATCTTGCAGAAACTTTAGACGATGGTGTTTTAGATCCTTTAGGTCACAAGATGATTGACCAATACACTGAATACAAAGAATCACGTGGTGATTGGGAAGATACTTACAAAAACGGTTTAGAACTTTTAGGTTTTAAATACGAAAGACGAACAGAACCTTTCAGAGGTGCATCAGGTGTTAACCACCCTGTACTTGCTGAATCGGTTACACAATTTCAAGCACAAGCTTACAAAGAATTATTACCAGCAGATGGTCCGGTTAGAACTCAAATTTTAGGAGATGTAAATGTTCCTAAAGAAGAGCAAGCTAAACGTGTAAAAGATTTTATGAATTATCAAATTATGGATCAGATGAAAGAATATGAACCAGAGTTTGATCAAATGTTATTTTACCTCCCTCTATCCGGATCTACCTTTAAGAAAGTTTATTATGACGATCTTTTAGGTAGAGCCGTTTCTAAATTTGTACCAGCAGATGATTTAATTGTACCTTACTCTGCAAATTCTTTAGAAGATGCAGAAGCAATTATTCACGTAATTAAAATTTCAGAAAACGAATTAAGAAAACAACAAGTAAATGGTTTTTACCGAGATATAGAATTAGGCGAACCACCAGTTACAGAAAATCAATTAGAAGATAAAAAACTAGAACTTGAAGGAATTGCTAAAGATGGTCAAGAAGATCAATACACTTTATATGAAGTGCATACTAATCTAGATTTAGAAGGTTACGAAGATATGGGTGAAGATGGTGAGCCTACAGGAATTAAACTTCCATATGTTGTAACTGTTGCACAAGCTAACAATAAAATTTTATCTATAAGAAGAAATTACAAAGCAGAAGATCCTAGAAAAAATAAAATTAATTATTTTGTACAATTTAAATTTTTACCAGGAACTGGTTTTTATGGTTTTGGTTTAATACATATGATTGGTGGTTTAACTAGAACTGCAACAGCAGCATTAAGACAATTGTTAGATGCAGGAACTTTAGCAAACTTACCAGCTGGTTTTAAATCACGTGGGATTAGAGTTAGAGACGATGCACAACCATTACAACCCGGTGAATTTAGAGATGTAGATGCGCCTGGTGGAAATATTAAAGATCAGTTTATGACTTTACCTTTTAAAGGGCCAGATCAAACTCTTTTACAATTAATGGGTGTTGTAGTTTCTGCAGGTCAAAGATTTGCAGCAATTTCCGATATGCAAGTTGGTGATATGAATCAACAAGCTGCAGTTGGAACTACAGTTGCACTTCTTGAGCGTGGCTCTAGAGTTATGTCTGCAATTCACAAAAGATTATATGTAGGTTTAAAAGAAGAATTTAAATTATTAGCAGAAGTATTTAAAACATACTTACCACCGGTTTATCCATACGATGTTCCAGGTGCAAGACGAGAAATTAAAGTACAAGACTTTGATGACAGAATAGATATTTTACCTGTAGCAGATCCAAACATCTTCTCACAGACACAAAGAATATCTTTAGCTCAAAGTCAATTACAACTAGCGCAATCAAATCCTCAAATGCATAATCTGTATCAAGCATATAGATCTATGTATGATGCGCTGGGTGTTAAAAATGTTAATGCAATATTACCACCACCACCGCAACCAATGCCGATGGACCCTGCATTAGAACATATTATGGCAATGTCACAAAAACCTTTTCAAGCTTTTCCTGGTCAAGACCACAAAGCTCACATTGATGCACACTTAAACTTTATGAGATTAAATATGGTACAAAATAATCCGTTAGTTATGGCTGCAATGCAAAAAAATATACTAGAACACATTAGTTTAATGGCACAAGAACAAGTTCAAATAGAATTTGTAGAAGAATTACAAGAATTACAAATGATACAACAACAAATGCAACAATTAGGAGCACAAAATCCAGCTATGGCACAAGGTATGATGCAAAATCCACAAGTTATGCAACAACAACAACGAGTTCAACAGATAACAAACGCAATTGAAGCACGAAAAGCGCAATTAGTTGCTGAAATGCAAGAAGATTACGCTAAAGAAGAAGAAAAAATTACTGGTGAGTTCGCTGGAGACCCATTATTAAAAATTAAATCAAGAGAAGTTGACCTAAAAGCAATGGAAAACGCAAGAAAAGAAGAAGAAGGTCAAGAAAGAATTAATCTTGACAAAATGAAGGCTATGATGAACGATCAACAGCACGATGAGAAGCTAGAACAGAACGAAGAACTAGCAAATTTAAGAGCAGGCGTATCATTAGCTAAACAACAGATGGCTGATGCTAGTAAACGTCACGATTTCGGTAGAAATTTTAGAAAAAAATAGATATAAACAAATTAAGGAGAAAACTATGATCAAAAAAGCAAAAGACCCTAAAGCTGTTCCAGAATTAGGTGTTGGAAAAGATGGTTATAAAACAGGTGGCGTAAAAATTGAAGCTACTGATCCTTTTGAAACTCAAACAGTTACTGTTAGAGGAACAAAAGCGATGAGAGCTGAAAAAAAACCTGTTAAAGCTAAATGGTATTAAGCTATGTGGTTATCGGCAATTAAACTAGCCGTTTCTGCTGGCAGTAAAATCTACGCTAACAAGCAACGGGCAAAAGTCGCAATGTCTGATGCACAATTGTTACACGCAGAACGACAAGCGCGAGGTGAGGAAGCTTACCAAGGTAAACTTCTAGAAGCTCGACAAAACGACTACAAGGACGAATTTGTTCTTGTGATATTAAGCGCGCCCATAATCGTGCTCGCTTGGGGAGTCTTTAGTGACAATCCGGTTGCTATGGAGAAAGTAAAAATTTTCTTCGAGCATTTTGCGGCACTCCCGACTTGGTTCAGTACCCTTTGGATCCTCGTCGTTGGAAGTATTTTTGGAATAAAGGGAACACAAATCTTTAAAAACGGAGGAAAAAAATAATGGCAAATAGAAGATTTAA